GTTGCCGTGCCTGATGAAACAATTCCATAAAGTGATTCATTATCAGATAGTTGCATTGTTAATTTATCGCCATTGTCCATTCGATAACCAGTTGATGTTGTTACATCAGAATTGCCTAAATAAATAACTCCACTGGATGAATGCAAATAAACTGATTGATCAGCTCTATTAGCGGTTACTAAAAGAGTCGGGGTAGTTGTTACTGAAACTTGCGATGTTTTAGGCATTTAATTTTTCCTCATGTTCTGGGTTATTACATTCCCATTGATAATTTGTTTGATTTAAGGTTAATTCAGGATGGCCACATTCTGGTTTAGGAGCAACAAAGGCATCTGCGTCGCTAAAATATGTATAACCAATACCAGCAAAGTTATAACGAATTTTGCCATTATAAGATGTTTGAACCCATGTACCACCAAGATTGTCAATTAACCATTGATAACCTTCATCGCCGGCTGGATCATTGTTATCGCCGACTAAAACACGAATAACTTTATTATTTTTATCTAATTCTGCCCAATGTGACATTATGCAGTCCTTTGAAATGTGCCATTAGCTGTAAATGTATGATATGTGTATCCGCCTGTTGTAACAATTGTTCCACCAGTTGCTGTAATTGAACCTGATGGATAGCGAACAATTACTAAACCTGATCCACCATTGCCAGGAGAAACTGGACCAGTTGTGTAGCTTCCACCACCACCGCCTGAACCTGTGTTAGCTGTTGCATTTTTAGCTGTTGCTTTACCGGATCCACCACCACCGGCTCCTCCTGCTCCACCGCCATTGTTGCTGAATGCGGAATTGATATAAATACCACCGCCACCACCACCGGCGTAATAACCACTGACTCCCGTTGTAGTTGCAGTTGCCCATGTTGAATAAGTATTTATTCCATCGCCACCGGCTCCGGCTGTTTGTGGTGATACTCCTGCGTTTCCACTTTGACCTACCGCTCCGGCTCCGCCACCGCCACCCGCAGGTGCGGCACCCGCACCAGTACCAGAACCACCAGCATTTCCATAATATGCTGTTGCACCTGAACCTGTTTGATTTGAACTTCCACCGGCGTTGCTACCGCCACCACCGCCACCGCCAGATCCACCAGATCCACCAACAGCATTAGATCCGCCATAGCCGCCACCTTTAGAAACTGTTAATGCACCAAAACTTGAATCAACGCCAGTGGTATTAGCTGCACCACCACCACCGATTGTTACTGAATAAGAATTTATTGCTAAAGATTGAGCAGCAAAATAAACGATACCACCGGCACCACCACCACCCGCTCCATCGTTATATGAACCACCACCACCACCACCCGCGATAGCTAAAATATCAATACTTACAGGTGGAACATATGGGGCATATAATCCCGCATTTATATTTCCAAGCATTATGAAATTGCACCCACAATAGTCCAGGCATTTGCGCCAGTTCTAATTGCAACACAGGATTTATTAACTCCCAGTTTAGGAGCCGTTGTCGTCGCTCCAACGGAACTAATTGCTACTCCGGAGCCTTGAGCGAATGTTAAATCGCCCGCACCACTATTTAGGAATGTAATTGCTGATCCGGTTGCAGCTGATGTAAGTGTTGAATCAGGTGCAATGGTTACTGTTTTAGTTCCAGAATTTGTTGTTTGAACTAAAACTTGATAGAGATCAGAGTTGGCCACTGTATAAGTAGTGCCTGATTGCGGATTAATGGTAAATGTTACCAACCCGTTGAACATTGCAGCCGTCATTACATCGCCGGTTGCCGCTGGAAATCCTGATGCCATTTGTTACTCCTTAGTAGCTTAGTGTATTGGTTCCCAAGACACCATACAAACTGGATCCTATTATAAATCCATCGATTATTGGCTCAAGGGTTGTAAATGTCGTTCTCCATGAATTAGGGGTGATTTTGTGTTCCACTCCAAAGACTTGAAGAGTCTTGGTTATTGATGTTGTTGATGTTCCAGATCCGGGTTGAGTTGTAGTAACTGTTACTGGATCGAAATAATCTAGGCCTAAAGCAGCAACAATGCCCGCATCGTAGTTATTGGTATAAAGATTAAGGGTAATGGCATCGCATCGAATTGAAGTTTCAGCATGGCTGGCCACATAAGCCAAAGCATAATTAAGAGCTTCATTGGTGGTCTGCATCAATAGGTTTTGTTGGGTATAACCATGGGTAAAATACTTTGCAATAGATGCCGTATTGGTGGCAATTTGAGTATGCAATCCAGTAGCCGTTATATAGGCCACATTGGTCACCTGAGCATCGTTTAGAAGCCATAGGGCGTACTCATAAGGTATTTGTGTGCCATTGTCATTAAAGGCCACTGCTGGGGCATAAACGCTTGATGTGGTGAACTTACGATCTTGAAAAACTATTGATCCAGAAGCATCCACATAAAATGCGCCGTACTCAGATATTTGTACAGTCTGACAAGCTGCTAAAACTGTTCGAGCAGTTCCCGGATCTGCCTGTAATGTAGTTTGACCGGCATCAATATCACGCATCGAAGACGGCCATGAAACTTGATCCAATAATCGATTGATTCTGGTTCCAGATAGTTGACCAGCACCTGAATCTGCCACTGTGGTGATTTGAGCATTATTTAATAATCTAAGGGCATCCACAGCTGTAATAACTGTGTAAGCCACATCTCCAACCTTTTGTGGAGTAATAGTGTTATATCCTGTAATAAACCCAGAAAATATAGGATAAGTAGTTCCGCCATAAGTTGCAGTAATTTGAACTTTACGCATCGGACTTAAAAGATTGTAATAGGGTGATGAAGGGTTTTGTGGGTTGAAATCACCATTTTGATCAACCAGGCGAAGAGTAAGGGTTCCAGTAAAGAACTGATCGGCGATGGCGTTACGACCACGGGATGTGGTGATTGAATCTACCTGACTAGATACATCCACGATAACGGCTGCCGCATCAGCGAGAATGTTTGTTCCAAAGATACCTTGACCAATAATAAAAGCCTGACCGAAACTTGGGCCAGTCGAGAAGTTAATAAAGGCGTTAACCTTTGGAATTGCCATTATAAGAATCCAGCCGGAGCAGTAATTCCTAAACTCACATTGTTTTCAAGGGTTGCTTGTTGAACCATTTGATTGATCTTTTGTTGAGTATCAAAGGTCGGAGCATTGAAATTGTTAATGACTGTAACACTGCCAGTGCTGGCTGAAGCAACGGCTGCTCCTGGCACATAAGGTGATTCTCTAAACGCACCATAATTTGAAGCATTTTCAAAAGCATTAAATAATTTGTCAGCTGCTTGAGTTGCTGCGTTAGCAAAAGCATTGGCTGCATTAGCCGCATCTAATTGTTTATTGTAAAGGGCTGCTAAAGCCGAATCTTGATCTAATAAAACAAGTTTTGCCTTGATGCGTAATTTCGTTTCTTCATCAGTTGCTGCCGCTAAAGCTGTTTGAAGATTTATGCGCTCAGTATCAAATTTATTGGCAAGCTCGGTTAAGGCAAGTTTTGCTTTATCTTTAGCCAATAATTGAGCTGCTACTTTATTTTTTTCTTTTTCTAAAGCTAAGTTTCTTTGTGCAGCAACATAATAATCATTTGATGTTTGACCACCTTGATAGGATCTGCCCGCTCTGGCCGTATTGGTTGTGCCAGTACCCAACAATTTAGCATTTACTTCAGATGGTGAGCCGCCAGGAAAGAAAATTTGAGACAGTAAACCTCGACCACCTATTTGTGGATTCAATTTGCCCAATAAACTGCCTACATTGCCAAGAGCTACTGCAACGGCTGCAATTTCTTTTGCCAGATTTTGCATATTGCTGGTAACAGTTTGAATTGAATTGTCTGTGCCCAAAGCAGATAAAGCATCTACCAAACCTTTGCCTATAATCTCTTTAGCATTTTCTGAAGCAACAGTAAGTTGATCCATTTTGCCGGCAAAAGTTCCGACTCTGGCTGCCGCTTGACCTGAAAATTTTTCATCCAATTTATCAAGAATTTTGTTCATGTCACCACTTGCTAAAGTGGTTTTGTCAATACCGGCTCCCAGACGACTTAAAGCTGTTGTTTGACCAGTAAATCCTTTTGCTAAAGCTGCTGAAACTTCTTCTAAGGATTTGCCAGTTGCTGCGCTAACATTTAATGCCGTATTTAATGCTCTTTGACTTTGAGTTAAATTGCCATTAGCTGTAATTAAAGTCTGGAATGCCGGTCTTAATTGATCATCCAAAACTCCATACATTGTTTGAAGTTTGGCAATATATGTTTCAACACTTTTATCAGCATAACCCAATCCAAGATTTTTTAATTGAACCTGTAATGCTTTAGCTGCCTTTTCATCATTTGCAAATGCCGTTACAGAGGCTTTGCCAAAGGCCGCTATTTTCTGTGCAGCAAATACTCCAACAATGGCTTTGCCCAACTTATGAATCGATTTATCTAAAGCCCCCATGTCTTTACCGGCTCGAGCAAATGCTTTACCATCATACTCAGATGTAAGAGCTACGAAAATATTTTCTTTTTGTGCCATTATGGTTTTGCCTTTTTGTTGAATTGAATTCTGGCTTTATTTATAGCTGCTATCCCAGCAGGTATTACTTTTGAATTATCTTCAGCCCATGCTCGATAAACTAAACGGCCACGATCTTTATCTATCCCAACAAGAGATCCTTGTAAAGCTGCAATAAATTGACGGCCAGCGTTTGGGTTTGTGGAATGGCTGTATTTTTTATTGCCGCTTTTATTTTTTCCAGCCCGAGGTTGACCTTGAGGATTTTTACGGCCGGCAGTTTCAAATATAGCACCAGCGGCAGTTTTGTTAATTACTCGATAATAAGATCTAAATCCGTTGTAATTTGCCTGGCTTCTGCCTTGACTGTAAACAATTCCTTTTTTAATTTCAGTTGAACTAAATGCTCTGTTAGCCCAAGTTCCGTGTTGATGAGTCCAGCCAGTTAAGGCAGTAAAAGGGACATATTCTCTAGCGTCATTTCGAACGACTGTCATGACTTTTTTAATTTCTTCATTCAATTCTTTAAGAAGATCCGGCGAGAATTGCCGTAGGGCTTTTTTGGTCTCAACGAGACCTTTTACCTCTACTGGCATTTTTAATCTCCTGTGCTCTGTCTTTGAGAACTTGAATCATGGCATTAAATACCGGCTGATCTAGTTCAATTAAATCTTGGGGCGCAATTCCCGTCTCAACTGCCAAACTGGCTATCAAGTAGGTCATTGATCCCCGACCTAAAAATTTGTTTCGTCATCCAATACTTCGACTTTGGCTAAGGTGTCAACAAATTCCATGCCAAACATCGGTACTGTTACACCAGACTTCCGTAAACATTCCCAGGCTAACCAGTAAATATCTGATTGGCGTTCTTGCTCACGGAAAGTCTTGTGAATTCCTGCTTTGAAATGAAGTTCAAAGGCCATTTCGATCGCTGGAGTGATCTGATGTTCAGTCACTTCTCCAGTAGCCCTTGTGATACGAAGTCTAGCCATGTGCCCTTATCTCCTTAGAATGATCCTGATGTTGTCTGAACAATAGTGCTGTTGCAGGTAAATGTAATGCTCGAGTTTGAAATGTCGCCAACTGCGCCATTCAAAGGTTGCAAGTTATTTACCAAAACAGTAGCTGTGTAAAGAGGGTTTGTTGCTGAAACAGCAGTTCCCTTCACTGGGATCAATACAGCTGTAACGGATGTGCCGTATGCTGATTGAAGAGTCGCTGCAACAGAAGAAGCTGCGAAATCGTTTAAGAAGTTTAAAGTAATTGTTGATGACTCTAAACCCTTGCTGAATTTGTGCGCTGTATCACCTTGAGCAGTTACTTCAACTTCGTCAAAGGTTTGTTGCACTGTAACAGAAGTAATGTGGTCAGATAGATCGATTGAGTTGATCTTTACGCCAACATTATTTTGTAGAAATATGGCCATTATTATTCCTTGTCTTTAGGTGTGTCTTGTACTGCTGGCTTTGACTCTTTAATCTGACCGATCTTGATTAAAAACGCCAAATTCTCTTTTTCGTATGCGGCTAATTTGCCGGCATCTGTGTCTGCCATGATTAACTCCAACTCGTTAGTATGTCAAAATTTAGATCTATGTTAAGTAGATCTCCAGAAGGTAATGATAATACCTGTGGTGCATTAAAGGCTGGAGCGTTAAACACCAGACCAGATTGTGCAAGTTTTTGATACACGGCGATCATAAACTCTTCGATGGTTTGTAGATTGCCTTGATTATCAAACATAGGTACAAATATAGAAATTTTAAAATGTGCAGTAGGACTAATAGTTAAATTTGAATTATCGTTAGTTGTTAGATATGGATCAGCTGTACCAACCACAATTGAATTGGCTAAAGGTGTAGCCGGTGGGTATGAAAATACAGACCACACGCCATCATTGGCAAGACTTGTGGCGATTGTGGATCTAAGTGTAGTGATTGCCGCTGTCATTAGCCGACCATTGATCTTGGGCCAACATACGGGGCAATTAGACCCTGTACTCGGCTCATTAGACTACGACCCATCTTGTATGGACTAGGTTGGAAATCAACGGCAGTTCCACCGGTTGCTGGAGTCTGCCGAGCTTGCCAGATGTCCACCGCTAACATCATGGCC